CATTATCGTGGTTTGCTAAAACTTTTCTTCCTTCAATCTTATAATCATAATCATAATTTAAAATCGTAATCACCCTTAAACAATCTGCAGGTAAGGTGAATTGGTATTTAAAACCCCAGCTAGGTGTTGCCGTATCTTTGGCTAGTTGAACTCTTTTAATTAAACAATTCCATAAGTGAGATCTAAATAAACTATCTCTAACTTGAGAATATCTTGCGTTACATAATCTTGCGTTTTTTGAATCTTCGGTAAGTGAAATGATGGTTGATGCACCTAATTGATTTAAAGCTCCGTTACAAATGTCTACTACTGATGCCATATAAAATTCCTTTATTAATTAAGATGGGGGATTGCTCCCCCACCCAAATACAAATACAAAAACTAATTAGCCTTCGTATGCTTGTATTTTAACTACTTTATCTTCTTCCATTCTAGTAGCACCGAATGCAGCTGAATAGTAAACTTGAGTAGCATAACCTTTGTCAGCTCTCTCGTCTATTCTTGCAGTTACATCTTTACCAACAGCTAATGCAATACCATCGCTAACGAAAGCAATACAGTCTCTGATAGAAGTTGCTACAGATAATCTGTTAGATACAACAAAGTTGAATCCTAAGAATGAATTAACATCACCAGAAGCTAGAGCTTTAACTACGTTGTAGTCTGAGCTTGTTACTTCAGTAGTTCCTAATAGATCTGAGATCTGTTTTGGTCCTACGATGATGTGTCTTGGTAATGAAGGATCAACATCAGCTAAGTCTAAGATTTCTTTTGCTTCTCTTAGTTTAGCGATTGTCATTCTTCCTGTACCAGCTTCAGCTATGATCTGACCTGCAGGTAGTGCTACCGCAGTACCACCAGCTACACCAGTATCAGATGAACCAGTTGCAGCAGAAATGATAGCATCATCCATTGCTCTACCCATAGCATAAGCAGCAGCTAATGCGTATGAGCTAGTTGGATCTACTAGCATTCTTACTTTATCTAAATCATCTACTAAATCTGCGAATTCGTAATCCACAAGAGATACTCTTCTTCTTGAATGAGGAGTGTCAGCTTGAGGAGTGTCGCTATGTCTAGATGATCTTACTGTTGCAGTAACACTTCCTACTTGATCGAAGAAAGCATTTTTTCCTACAACAGATTCAAGTCTCACTTTATCTCTTAAAAGTGATCCTTTTTGTTGTGACAACATTTGAATGTTAGAACTATATTGTTCTACAAATGCTGTTGTTATTTGAGTTGACATAATTGTCTCTCCTGTTTGTTAATGTTAATGTTAAAACAATCAGAGAGGTTCTCCATCGTGTGACAGGCATCTCTTGGATTTAACGTCTTTTAGACGACAAACCTATTCTTTGTGGTCAGTAAGGTTCTTGCGAATTGTCTTACCTTTAATCCATTTATAATATTCTTCACAAATTGGCAAGGGGTTAGATTTTTGTAACTCTGAACCGCATTCAATTACCATCCTAAGTATCTGTAATCTAACCTCTTGATCCGTCATATTATTGGCTCATCATTGTTCTTAAAGTAAATACTTGTTGAACAACCTTGTCGTGTTCTGGGTGTGCCTTATTCCAATAAGGACCATTCCTATCATTAACGATGGAATTGATTTCTTGTTGGTAGTCTCTAGCTTGAGCAACATTTTCGCTTTCCGTGCTAACGAAACTATCCTCAGATATTAAACTAGCAATCTTAGAAAAGCCTTTAATGATTTCTGGATTGTCTCCTAAACGAGTTCCATCTCTCATTTGCATATCTAGTATTGCAGGATTCATATTAGCCTTAGCAATGGCAGCAGCTTTATTAATGTTAGTTTCATAATTGCTACCCCATTCCTTTCTAAGTTCTGTTTCAGCACTTGCTTGAGCAGTTTCCATATCTATTTGAGATTGTCTAGCAGTCTGTTCCATATTATTCTTATAGAACTCTAAGATGCCTTGAGCTTGTTTGTTATTCAAACCTAGCTTGTGAGCATTCTCTGCAAATTGTTTGACTGCCGTTTGTTCGATTGGAGCAACATCAGATTTAACATCTAACTTATATTTATCAGGAGACTCTGGTCTGCCTAACTTACTATAAATTTCATTCCATTGTTCTTCAGTAGAATTGTTTGAAGGTACTGGAATTTTATCTGATCCAATCATAGATACGGCATTGATGTAGCTTTTAGCTAAGGCATCAATCTCAGTAAATTTTTCTATGTTAGGATTTTTTCTATATTCCTCACTAATGATTTCTTTCCAGCTCTTTGATGTTTGAACTGTTGAATTAACAGTTGAGGAAGTTAGTGTTGGTTTTTCTGTTTCAGTTGTTTGAGTGTTTGTTTCTGTAGGTGTCGTTGTCGTCTCTACAGGCGAAGCTGTTTGCTCCGTTATCTGTTCTGTTGACATATTTATTTTCCTTTTTCATTATCATTTTGTAGCATAGCTTTAATGAATAGAAGGATGCTACGTTGTCCTTCCATATATGCACTTTCGTGACTATCACCTTTTACGTTAGTGGTAGAATAAAAGTGGCATCTCTTTTCCAAGTCCTTTAATACTTCCTTACCTTCGGCAGTATCAAAAGTTACCTTGTAATTATTTTTTAAATTGAAAATAAACTTTTCAATGTCGTCTTGTTTTCTTTTTGCTTCACCCATTATTCTGATGCTACGAGAGCTTTAGCTTCCTCTGGTAATGCTTTTGCTAAAGGTGCGATCTGTCCTCCAGCTTGTGCAACTTGTTGTAGTTGTTGCATCTGTTGCATTTGTTGTTGCTGTTGTTCTTTCTGTTGTCTTTCAGCATTTAATTGATTTTGTGGTTTTAATATTTTTTGTGGAACACCAACAATGTCTGCTAAGTGTCTTACAAGTTTATCCATATTAATATGATCGAACACAGGTGCTACATTAGCCAAGCTACCCATAATTTCAATGGCTCTCATAATTGATTGTAACTCTGTGGATTTCTGTGCCTTGGCAAGTGGTGATACATATTCAATCTCAATGTCTTTACCTGCTAAGAACTCTGGTGCAGGAGCAAATTGATTTTTTCTAAGTAGTATGTTGAATGCTCTATCAATCAATGGTTTTAATAATTCAGATTGAAGTCTGCCTAATACTGGACCAAGCAATCTCATCTTCTCTTCATTTCTTTGGATCACTTCAGTTGCAGTCATTTGTGGACCATTCTGCATCATCAACTGATTAACATAGAAAACATTTCTGATTGCGTTTCTTCTTTGCTCTTCCATATTAAGACCTAGTGGATTGTTTGCACCAATGTTTAATGGTTCAATCCTATCTCTCGTACCAGCTCTGTAGAAGTTTAAACCGCTAGGCATAGTTCTAACTGGTAAAATAAATCCATCATCAGGAACTAATAAAGGTGGATCAACTTGTTTTTGTGCAGCTTTGATCGTTGTCTTAGACATTTCATTTAACATCTTAACATCTGGTAAAGCCGTCATCGCAGGTGATCTGCCATAGATTTCGTGTGAAGCCTTTAAGTATCTTGGTACTACGAAAGGAAATTCCTTATAGCCAGATACTGATAGTTCATCACCGCTAGTGTAATCAATGTAAACAGATGCGAATGGCATATTCTTCTTGTCTTGCTTACTAGGATTAAAATCTGATCTAGGATAAACAACGTGCATTATTTCTATTTCTTCATAAGGATCTTTTTGATTCTTAGTGATGATGTTTGCAGAAACTTTGTCGCCAAACTTTTGTACTGCAGCTCTCGCTGATAGTTTAAATTTTCTATAGATGGTATCTATTCTACCTTTGTCATTTTCTGCAATGTAGATTTCATTAATGTGTCGTGTTGAAAATTTTAATAGATCTTCTTCATCTTCATCAATGAACATTGCTGCCGTACCAAAAGTAATTAAGTCGTGGTACAGTTCAAATATTTCTTGTTGGAAGTTAGACCTATTGAATGCCGTGTACATTACATCCGTTGCAGACTCTAACCATTCCTTTGCTTCATCTTCATCTTCCATTCCTACGTCTTTGAAACGTAGAGCAAACCAAGGTGTAGAAGGATTAGTTAGCATTCCGTGTAATGATGCAGCTAATAATTCCAATGCTTGTAATGGTGAACTATCAAAAATAAGTTCAGTTCTCTTGTCGCCTTTGGATCTTGATTTCGTTACGTCTGCTTTTCTTGGCATCATATAGTCAGCGACTTCTTGCCAATGTGCTTCCCAGTTTTGTCTCTGAGATTTTAAACGATCAAATCGTTTGAGTAATGATTTTGTTAAATCTGTTTTTGCCATTATTGTCCTAATAAACTTTTCTTACCTAGTGTTAGTTCTTGTTCTTGTACACCCATTGCACCAGTAATGATAGTTGAACTTCTACCTTTTCTCTTTGTCTTTCTTGCATCGTATCCATCCATACTTGTTGCAGTTGATTGAGATACTTCTGCGACTGTTGGAGCAGGAGTTGGTGGTGATACAGGTTTTATTACACCAGCTTTTGTACCTAATGAAACTACTGCACCCATTAATTTGTCTCCTTAGTTAATGAATTTTTATTTTCTTGTTTAGTTTCTTTTTTAACTTCTTGTTTTACTTTTTCCTTAACTTCTGGTTTTGGATATATGATTTCTTTAGCCATCTTAATGATCTTCTTGATAGACATTTATCCTCCTAGTAAAGTTTTCTTTTCTACACTTGCTTCTTCTTGCAGACCCAATGGTGAAGTAAGTATCGTTGACTTTCTACCTTTTCGTTTTCTTTCTATCGCTGCTTGTTCAGCGGCAATCCTATCCTTTTCCTCTTGTGATAGTTCTCCACTAGGTGCAGGTGGCAAAGGTTGAACAGGTGGTAGTGAAGGCATCTTCGGTGAAAATATTGAACCCATAATTATAATATCCTATATTCGTTATCAGCTACACTTTGTGGTGCAGTTTGTCTAGTA